TAATTTCATTAACATCAATAGCAGTGTTTTCTTCGATATTCATTATCTTAACAAGACCACTTGTGTTAATGCTGTTTTGGCTTGCATAGTACAAACGATCAGGTGCTTCTAGTGCTACTTCAAATTCGATAATACCTTCTTCAACATTTACAGGAGCAATTTCATTTCCGTCTAAGTCGTAAGCCTTCATGTTTTGTACATAAAGCGAGCTTTCGTTTTCACCACCGCCAATAGTGCTTACTAACCAAAAACCACTATCAGTTTGTTTTAGCTCTGCAGGAGTGTCTGCAAAGTTTAAGTTAGTTGAGAAGCTAAATGGATGTCCTGGAGTGTTAATTTCAAAACGGTATGTTTGTCCTCTAAACAGTCTTAGGCTAGGATTTGGCTCGAATCCCGGAGGGCTAAATTTGTATACTGTATTATCGTCTTGATCTTCAACTGTAACTGTGTAAGTTGTAGTAACTTCTTTAGACTGTCCAAATACTGTTACAGTTTGAGGTCCGTTTGGCAACCAGTAATACTCACGGAAGTTTACAAATTTATCCCAATCTATGTTAGGATTCCATGCATAATATTCTTGGCTGTTTAGTTTGCTGTGGTTAGAAACATTACCGTTAAAGTTTGCAATTTGGTTTACAAAGTCTGTATAATCGCCATAAAACTTAACGTTGCCAAGATCGTCTTTAACAACAGTAGCAGGTTCTAGTTGACGACTTTGTCTTTGGGCACTTACATCTTCAATATAAGTGTCACCTGCTCTAAAACTTTTTGCAGTAGTTCTACCAAAGTAGCCACTTAACTTTTCAGCTACACCAGGTTGTATAAGCTGATCAAGTGTGCTAGAAAGTAGCTTTTTGTTTGCCTGTGTTCTAAAGTACTTAGGTAAAAAGTCTACACTAGTACGCTTTGTATCTTGGCCGTTTACTGGTAACGGAGATTCTTGCTGATCTTTATTATAAGCCATTAATTACTTCCTATTAGCTACTCTGTATGCCTGTTCCGTTTGTAATTGCACTTGCTGTAATTACATTTCCGTCTGCATTTAATCTCGATGCAGTAATTTCATCTATAATTTCTACTTGATCAACAGTTGCACCGTTGATAAAGATTTCGTCTGCTTCTGATCGTATTTCAAACAAACTACCAAACGCCTGTGCAGTTTGTTTTGGAACAATTACCATTGTTACTAGGTCAGGAGCAAGTCTATTCATAACGTATGTTGCAAGTTCTTGGAAATAGAATGTATCTCCAAAATCCCAATTTTCTAATGCAAAATATTGGTTAACTGCATCAATTACTCGTGTTTTAACATCGTTGTCGTTAAGCACAAGATCTGGATTCTTAACTAGTTTAAATGTAGACTGTAGATCTGATTTTGCTTGCGGTCCAAACAACACTTTGTACTTAACCGGATGATAAATCACTTCATCTGAGATTGATTTGATCTTATTAATTTCACTGCCGTACAGTCTAAATAGTTCGTCGCTACTTGGCGGTAATGGACGTTGGGTTATCTGTCCATCTAAGAACTGTCTGTAGTTTCTATCGTAGTTCTTAGTTAGCATGTAAACATCAATTAAGTTACTTGCACTAGGATCGATACGAGAATTGCTATCAGCAGCATGTACATAATGGAATTTGAGGTTTGCTCTGCCAGGGAATGCTTTGTAGTTTGATGTAACTACTAGCTCAGGAACACTTGCATTGAGTTTATAGAATGTGTTGTTATCGCTAGAATAGAACACATCTCCGTCATTATATGAACTTAATGTTGTAGGAATGCCTATTCTAATACCTGCTGATTCGTAATCTATGTAGCGGAAATCTTCTGTTCCTGCTTCTGTGAAGTATTTTTCAAGTACAATTAACTTATTGTCAGGGTTAACTGTAGGATTTACAATGTTTACAAACAATTCTGGATCGTCTAGTGTACCATCTGAATCATTGTCTGCAAAAGTAACTTCTACTTTTGTACTATCAATGTATCCTTCGCGATCTCTATATTCTTCTAAGATTTCCCAATCAAAGTTTTCTGCAAAAGGAATTAAACTATCAGGTTGTGTATTAATGCTTAACACACTAATTTTATCTTTTACAATTTTACCTGTTTTATTATCATACACTTTGTCGTTTGAATCGTAGTAGAAACGTATTTCGTTGTCGCTTTCAAACACATAACGAAGACCTCTGTATGTAACATTATAAGTTTCTCCGTTAGTTTCGAATAATATCAACCAACTTGCATCTAGATTTAAGTTGCTTGTATCGCCTGCAAACCCTGCACTAAAGTCTGAACGCTTATTTAGGTCAGAACCTTTGATTAATCTCCATTCTCTAGATTCGTTATCGTAGCGTAAGCCAAAGTCATTGTATGCAAACGTTTGGTCAATAATTTCCACTTTTAAGTCATCTGATACACTTTGAGAAAGTTTTGGAAGTATTCTGTCAAGTTGTGCTCTAGACGGTATTTTATCCGAAAGCGTAATAGGCCCTTGGTAAATGTCTGCATTTAGATTTGCGCCGTTGCCTACAACTTGTATTACCTTAGTCCAAATGTAGGGTTTGTCACCGACGTTTGTTACTGGACGATCTACAATGTTATTGTTTTTATCAAAACATTTGTTAGCATCGCCTGTTACAAACTTTAATACTGATCCTGCTTCAACGAAACGCAATCCGTTAGTAGTTGCACCTCCTACGCTGAATATTTGTGTATCAATGTCGTCAAAATAACCTGTAAATGTGTTAGTATCTTCTGACACTAAGTTCCAGTACGCACCTAAGTCACCTGTTAATACTTTAGGATAACGATCTGCGTAGAAGTGTTTTACTTTACGATCTTTTAGAATTGGTTCGATTAAGTTAATTATAACGCCTTCAACATCTGTTTGAGTATTGAAACTAAACGATGTTTTCTTTTCGATGTTTTCTTTATAAATTATACCGTCATTGCCGTATAAGTTAGTCTTACTGTATTTGCCAGTTGCGTCAATTAAATCAAAGTAACGACTAATACCGCTTGATGTTCTGTTTACACTTTTTACTTTTACAATATCTTGGCTAACTGCAAGAGGTGCTACGTTGTAGTCCTCACCTGTAATCATACGGTTTTGTGTGTAATATGTTGCAGGAGCGTTAGACTTAATACTTAGGTTACTTTCTGAAGTATCGCTATTTGATACTGTGTATTGTAAACCATAAGTAATTGTTAAATTTTGCACTTTACCCGATTTGCTCAAGTATGGTATTTTAGTTGTAATACCTCGCATACTCGCAGGAGTAATAATCATGCTGCGGTTTGCACTTGTGCGGTAGTACGCACGGAAGCTACCCTTTGGAAGATTACCAAAAACACCGTCACTAAAGATTAAATTAATACGATCGTCTACACGAGTTAGAACACTGTACACATTTCTAATACCTTTATTAATGCTGTTGTAGATAATGTTATTACCTTCTACTGCATCAACTTTAGTCCAGTATTCTACTTCATTGCCATTAGAATCTAGTTTATATAACCATACATCACTATCGTTAATATTAGCAGCATCAATTGCTACTGTTTGGTTTTCTGTTGGCTGTGTAATAGTAAATTGGCCATTACTTAGTTTGCCCTGGCGGAAGTGAGCAAAGAACCCTGAATTTGCACTACCTGCACCTTGTCCGTCATCTCTGTATACAAATGCAAAGTTGTTGCCTGGTACAGGCGGTTCTTCTTGTAGAGCACCATTTTCAATATCTGTGCTAACAATTTGAAAAGGTGTTGCTTTTGCTTCAATTGTTTTCTCAAAGCTAAACACAGGAACGTTTGTGTTAACGCCATTTACACGGTATTGTTCTGTGCTAATACCTGCAACATTTTCAACTTTGTTAGGACGTCCAAATACACCGTTGACAGGAAGAGCAGCATTTAGTACTTTAATAAACTGTTCATACCAATTTGAGTTAGTACTGTCGTTCCACTGAATAGTACTGCCTGCTAAGTTAGTACCGTTTGAATCAATAATATCTTCGTCGGTTTTTACTGCTGTAAATTTAAGCAAGCCGTTTGCTGCTTGGTTTCTGCGAGGATTGTAGTTAAGCATACGTGCAAGACGTAGCACACTTTCACGGCGTTCAGCAAGTTCAAGGAAGTTTTCTCTAGCATTTAAGTCAACACGGAAAGCAAGGTTTTGACCTAGGAAAGCAATAAGATCAATTAGTGCTAGATATTCTGTTGATTCAATGTAATCGTTAAAATCCTCAGGATAGTTTTCTCTGAGATAGTTAATCATTGTTCGACGTAAATTGTCGAAATCGTAACTTTGAAAATCTGCGTTGCGGAATGATTGATATACTCGTTTCCAATCCTCTGCAACCAGTAATCTATTCTGTCTATCTGTTGCTGACATGTGCTTTCCTCTGTTATAAGGTATTTATCGTATTTAGAAATGTACGTATATAATTTACGCAGTTAATCCGTTGTCTTGATCAAACTGTAAACGCATAGTTTCTGCAATACTGTAGTCAAGATATATTAGTGTACATTCAATTTGAAGTCCACTTTCGTATTCGTTTACAACTACTTGATCAGCGGTTACACGAGGATCATAGTCGATAATATCTTGCACATTGTCTATAATTGCTTGTTTTAAACTTTCTGTAAGAGGATCAAAAAGCACATCCCATATAATAGTTCCAAACTCTGGGTTTTCTAGTTTTTCGCCTTGGCGAATATGGAAATGGTTAATAATATCTTGCTTAATCACAGCAAGATCATATAAACGAAAGCCGTCATTAGCTTCGTTTACTGTACTAATGCTACGGTATGCAGAACTACTAGCCGGGCGCTGTTGCGTCTGTGCATCGTCAACCTTTACACGTTTGTATAAGTTTTTTTCTAATGTGCTCATATCGTATTTACCCTTATGCTAGACCTTGTGCAAACCAAGCACTTTCTTCTCTTCTACGCTGTGTAAGACCAGCTAGACGTTCGCCGCCTGCTTTGTCGTATGCTAGAATAGAGTCTTTTACTTCTTCATCTGTTCGTGATCCGTTGGCAGTTACTTGAGGCAACCAACCGTAACCACCGTTGTATATAAAGCTAGTCATTGCATTAATTTGATCGTCGCTCCAGTTTCTGCCATTTCTGACAGCCCAATCAACAACGTAATCTCTACGTTTTTGTACATCAATGCGTAATCTACGGACTGCTTCTTCTTCTGTAATTCTTTCATAAGCTCTGCGAGCTCTTGTGCCATACCCGTTTGTCCACTGGCGATAATCCCAAAAAGCAACAGCGTGGAAACCTTCTTTAGATTTAATGTATTCTATTAGATCATCAGGTACTGTAACTGGTCCAGCGTACTCTGGTATTTCTGCAGGATCTCCCGATTGTGACCCTTGTCCAGTTACAGATTGCGCACCGGATGCATTACTACCTGTTGAAGGGTTAGCAGGGCGTCTTTGAGCTGAAACTTCGCCTGTTCTAATTCTATTTTTAGTAAATGTATCAGTAGTGAAGATTACAGAACTAGGCAAAGGATATTCTGTTGTTATTTGTATATCTGTTTTTTCAGGTTTAAATTCCAAAGGATTTAAGTTTTCGTGGTGTGTCCAAGGCTCGTGTGTTGGCATACGCTTAACAATACTAACTACTGAACTGCCGGAGATTGTACCAGGTGTAACTTTAGGTAAGATGAACACAGGTTGCGGATCGACTTTAGCACTTTCTACAGCTTCAGCTGGCTCGTTTGCTTGTGCCGCGTCAGCAGACTTTTCGCTATTCCACCAGATTTTAGACGCATCGGCTGCAACTTGTGTAGCAGCAACTAAGTCTATGTTTGTTCCAGCTTTTAAACTAACTTTCTCAGCAGCATACGAGTTAATACTTTTACTCGATGATTGAAGATTTAGATTATCTTTAGATTTTAAATCAACAGTTCCTTTTGTAGCATGTAATTTATATGATGCATCAGTTAATAAATTAATATCTCCGTGTGTATAGTTGTAGTGGTACCCTAGTGTAAGATCATCTCTATTTCCATCAACAGTAATTTTAGAATCTAGTTTAGTGTAGCTGTCACGCAATCCTTCAACGTGAGTTTTTAGATCCTTACCTACACGCCAATTAGTGTTATATTTGCTTTCTACATTAATATTACCGCTCGAAACATCTTCATCTTCACCTGCTTCACTCCAACGTGCATTAGCGTTCATATTAATATTACGTCCTGCTTCGATGTTAACATCGCGATCAGCAGTAAAGTTTAAATCTTGATCAGTGTGTACACTAATACTGTCGTTTGCATAGATATCAATTTTACCGTCACTGGTCATCTCTATCCAAGTTGTACCTCGACCATTTCCGATGTAGATCAAATCCTCTGTATTGTGCATGAGTATTTGATGACCTGTACGTGTTCTTAGACGTATTAGCTCGTTATGCGGAAGAGTAGGATCTCCGCCCGGATCACCATTTTCTTTATTAACATATTCTGGCGGACCTGCATCAGCAGTAGTTTTACGCAAAAACTTGTCATCACCGTCATCCATTACAAAGCTAGATCCGCCTAGTCTATTGCTGAAGAAGTTTGCCTTTGCTCCGTGAATACCTTGTTCTGACTTTGGAGCTCCGACACGCTTGTCTACTGGTCCAGGTGTGTTAACTCCAAACACCATGCTCGGCACTTCTCGCCTTGCACTACTAGAAGTTGTTCCTCTGTGTTCATCGTCTAACAATCCTTGAACTTCAAGTACTTGAGTAAAGTCTTTGTTGTAAGGCTTGCGTACTCTTGTAGGATCGTTTAAATCACGATCTCCTGATGCTTTTTTGTTGTACTCACCTACTGGTAGTTTTTTGTCTCTCAAGTTTTCAGGAGTAGCTTCAGTTGTAAGTGTTGTACTTGCTCTGCCATCAGGAACCATAAAGTTCATGTATTGATCAGGAATACAACCAATCCAATAACAACGACTAATACCTTCTACATAAACAACAAGTACTCTTGTTCCTACATCTGGTGGAACCATCCACATACCGTATGTTTTTTGTGTAGCACTATAACCGTCATTAGGTGTAACAGCGTCACGGTGCGTTGTGCCATAGAATGGCATTAAATATCGTGCTTCGATTGTAGTGCCAGATCTTTCTGGTAATGCGCCGCTAGAACTTCCTCTAAGAATATCAACTTCGAGAGTTCCCATGTATTGTCTATCTAAATGACTTACAACTATTGCTTCGTATATGCCAGACAGTAGTGGACTGTTTGCAGCATTATTTGTATTACTGTCGCTCGTTCTTCCCATTATCTTTGATTCCTTGCTGCTAGTATTGCTCTAACTTTGTCACCTGTATTGTAGTCGTATCTATCATCTTGAGCATTGATCTGGTAGTAAGGTCTGAGTAAACCGGAGTAGTCTGTATTTCTAATAAAACTAGATCGTGTATTGCCAGTTTGTGCAGCTAGTGCCTGTTGTTCTGCTGTAGTAGGAGTGCCAGCTGCTTGTTGTTCTGCTACAGTTTGATTTTGCGCTGTAGTAGCTTGCTGTTGTGTTACTGCTTGTGTTCCACTAACTTGAGTTCTCTGTTGTCTTAGAATAGCGTCTTCATATGCAGGAGGTTCGCTAACTTCAGCAGTCAGAGTTTCTGCAGGCTGTTCTGCTGCTCCAGGAATAATACCGTTGCGTGGCCAATCTAAATAACCAAATTCTTTTTTTGCTGCTGAAAAGTGCATCGAGTCTGTTAAACTGTTCCATGCGCCTCCCCAACCTAAACCGTGTTTAGCAGCAAGTGCTTCCATTGCACTACCTGTACCGTCTAACGGCATATCTGTAGGTTCTGGTGCATCTTCTGGTCTCGGTTTAACGATTCCGTTTTCTGCATAGTTAAAGTCAAGTGCAAGGCCGCTAGCATGATAACTCCAGTTTTGCGATCCTACTGCTCGTCTAGCAGAATAACCGCCCATTGCATTAATTTCATACCCATAAGTTTGTTCTAGATCATCTATTAATGCTTGGAAATTTTCAGCTACTAGCTCTGCAACTTGTGCTCTAAATTGAGGATTTACACTACTCGAAACTGTTTTAAGAGGACCGTCTTCGCTAAGAGGTCTTGCTGCTGCTCGTGATGCTGCTGCAATTGAACTGTCTCTAGCTACACCAGTTTGTTCGTTAGGCGGAGAGTCGTTTTGTGTGTTCGAGTTTGACACGTTAGCGTTAGCCTGAAGTGCCCTGCGAAGGTTCGGATCCGCTGCGCCTTCTAGTGACTGGTTCTTTTCCCTAATAAGTTTAAGTGTTTGTTTAAATTGATTTCCTGATATACTCGACTGTACTTGTAGTACTCTATATAAACCGCTAAAGCCTTGCACTGCAACTGTATCTTCAGGAAATGCCATAGACCCGTCCCTGTTGTAGTCAATAGGCGTTCTAAAGTTAACAAGAATATGAACGTGTCCTCGCTGATAATCTGCACAGCCGTCTGCTGTTAAACATGCAGATGTATTTGATTCTTCTGCGTTATAATTGCCCATCCCACTATCGTGCAAGAAATATGGATCTCCCCATATTTCTAAATCAGCAGTAATTAAATCAACGTCACTGTTAATTAAATTTTGATGAAATATTCTTGCTAAGTTTGCTCCCCTGTCGATATTGTAAGTACCGCCAGAGAAACTCCTCACTGTCGGAGCTGTTACAACTTGACCTTCAATTCCGGCAGCGCCTCTAGTTCCGTCGCCAGTGCCCATCGGTGTTGCTTGTTCAGGAGCAAATGTTCCTTCTGCAGAACCCGAACGTTCGCCAGCTGGTAATTCACCGAAGTCTGCTGCAATAGCTGTAAAGAATGCTGCATTAAACTTTATATCAAAACCGAGTACATCTTTGTTTTCGCCGCTATAAATGTAATCATAACTTTTTACAACTTGTTTAGCACGTTCTTTAACTGCTACTTCTTGGTTAGGTGCAGTAAATGTACTCGACGCTACTTCATATTGTACAACGTTGTATACCCAAACTTTTGCTTTTTTGCCTGTTTCTTCTTCAACAATCCAATCATCGATTACATAAACTTGCGGTTCAATTCTAAACCAAGGAATCATACTTTCTTCGTCTGATGCTGCTGCTTCCATTGCAGCCTTACCGTACTCGCTTACTAGTATCATTTCTTCAATAACTTTAGTAACCTTTGTTCCTTTTTCAAATCTAAAAGTTCTTGTATCACCTGTAATTTCTAGTTCAACGCCGTCACGTTTATAAATTCCAGTGTCCTCGTCAAGAGTATACAATCCTAAACCAAAAGGCTGATCTCCGCCTGCATTTGTTACAGAAACCATTTTCGACATGCCAATAGCATTAACGTCTGTAATTGCGTTTGTTAATATTCTATCGGCAGGACTTTCTTCGCCGCTTCCTCGACCTGCATTGATTAAAAAATCACTAATTGTAGAAACAGATCGTTCTCTAGCTGCATCTGCGCCCGCTTGCGAACCATTAACTGCTCTTGTTTGTTCAATTTCTTGTAATATAGCAGAGTCAAGATCTTGTGCTGCTTCATTTGTTGTAGAATTTAAACTAGTTCTCGATGTAGGAAATCTTACAAGATAAATGTCACTAACTGGTTGATTCTTGTTATTTGCTGCCGTTGCAATTGCATTGTTAATTGTAACAGATAAGCTTCTAGGACCTGTTGTTATAGCCTCTAGTACACTCGGCCCTGTAATACTAATTTGATCTTGTATTTTAGCATATTCGTCTAATAGTGCAACTTCGTTCCACGGATATGCTTCAATTTGATAAACAGATCCGCCACGTTCAACTTCAAATTCAATGTTTGATAATTTAAATGGTATTTTTCTATTAGCGTATTCAACAGGAACAGCATTTCCTTCGTCGTCCCAACCTACAAAGTCAAGTTCTAACAAGTATGGTGCTTGTAAGTAATTTCTAAATCCTGCATCTAGTGCTGCTGCTTGCAATGCTTGAAGGAATAATCCCATAGAATATGGTTCATGAACAGTAAAACTAAGTTTAGTGGCAGGTGCAATACCAGACTTTCTTGACGGTGCAACAATTGCACTCATTTCAAAGTCGTCAATAAAGTATTCTAAATTTCCTGCTTCTTTGCCTAGTGCTTCGTAGATTGTTCGCACACGATTTTCGTTTATACCTCCGCCGCCTGAGCGAAGAATAGTTACATCTGCACCATTTTTTCTGTAGGATTCTGCTGGATTGTTAATACTGTTTACACTTAAAGCACCTAATTCAAATACACAGTTAAAGCTAGCATAATTTTCTAGTTGATTTTGTATAGTAATATTTTTGCCTTTAGGCTTTGTTTTCTTGTTTTGAGAATTAATACCTACTTTACTTTCTGATACACCCTGACTTGATGAAAGAGCATCTTGTAAACCGACTTTATTTGCAAAGCCACTTACTTGCCCAAGAGCTGCTGTGGCGCCGTCTATAATGCCTGTTGCTGCTGTTAGTTTGTCTTGTGCATCATTAATAAACGATCCGAGTGCTGCTGTGCCCTTTCCTAGTGCGCTGTTTAATAGCCCTGCACCTGCATTTACAACATCTTCAGCAAGATTTGCCACTGCACTGTTGCCAAACTCAACGTCTCCTATTTCAAAAGAGTTATTTAATACTCTTAAGTTTTTTGCTGACTCAAGGCTATCTCTAGCTTGTACAGCCAAATTTGGAAGTTCAGCTGCAACACCTTGTGCTAGTGCTTCTACACTTTGGCCTGTGGCGTTTGCCAGTGCCTGTGCTTTATTAGCTATTATTTCACTTGGGTTTATAGGCATTTATACTCCTAATACCTTTTTAAGTTTGTCTGGTTTCGGTAAAAATATAGTAGTACCTGCTACCATATCAAACACAGGATCTTTAATAATGTCCATGTTGCGTTGTGCAAACACCCACCAAAGTTTAGGTGTTCCATAGTAATCATAGGACAACAAATCTGGACGATGTGTGTATTGAGTTTCTATTGTGTATTGTGCATCGTCTGCATCAGCAGGTATAGGACGTATTCTTAGAATATCTAAAGATCCTAATGCTGTGAATTTAGTTTTATTCCACGGACTTGAATTTGAATAGCTTGCCATTAGATAAATCCTTGATTTCCGTTAACGTACTTGCCGTCAACAAAGTCTTGCAAGTTAAATTCTGATACTCTTCTGCGTGAATATGTCGGACGCAGTGTTACTGATATTTGACTTTGTGTCGGTGCCCAAGTAGTTCCTTTGCCTGCTGAGCCTTCTGATGATCCTGAAATAGGAGTTGCAATATAATCAACGTCACTCGGTAAATCAACTGTAAAGTTAGTTACTACACAAGGAACATTATTAAACACATAATCTCCGTAACCACTTAATCTTACAGTCATTGGCGGAGCACCTGCATCAGCACTATCACTTCCGTAGTTCATTTTAGTAATAGCTCTTAAGAAATGTATACATGCTACCCAATATTGTCCTTCTTCTGCGTTTTCAACAATAAACTCGCCTGTAACTGTAATGTCATCTGCTTGGCTATTTTCGTATACTTGGAAAGGATAGTTTGTGTGTACTGGATTTAGGCTATTATAATTTGCAGTATGGCTTAAAATAATTGTAGGAGTATACGGAAATATCATTTGTCCGCCTGTACTGTTTAGCGGGGAAAGCAGTGCAGAATTTTCTCTATACTTTTGAGGAACGCTAATCTTTACACGCCAGTCTGAATCAGTTGAACTTGAACTAAATCTTGCTAGTGTAGGAGTCTTAACTTTTCCTTTGGTGTAACCCGGAAGATTTTTACTGCGTTGATTTTTACTAAAGCCAAATGAACCAAACACATCGTCAACAACATTGCTGCCAATTTTGCCTAACAAGTTTCCAACTGGTCCTCCTATGTTAAGCTTGTCTCCTACAAAGCTTTGCACAGAGGCTTGTGCTTCATTTTTAATCTGATCAACTGTTTTATTAAACTGAGATTTTAATCTGTTTCCTAACGGGAATGCCATGGTAATTCTCCTATACAGTATTTAGTTGACAGAATTAACAACGTATATTATAATAAGTATAACTATTAGGAGAGTACCTTGAGAAAACGTAATTACCTCAACAACAAAGACATTTTATCAGAAATACATAGGTCAAAGAACACATTTTGCAGCTATGTTGACAACGAACTACACCATCAATTTGATATTATTGTATCTAGTGTAGACGAAATCAACAAAGATACAGTTGAAGAAGCAAGAAAAAACAAAGCAAAACGTTTGAGCACTGCTGAGTACGAAAGACGCAAGATGGCAGGCGAAAAAGTTAAACAAGCCGAATGCGAAGTTAGCCCAGACAGCATTACAAAAGAAGAATTAATCTTTCGTGTAATGACATTTGACCATATTCCAGAAGAACCAGGTCGTAAAAAGAATCCAAAGACTATAGCAGACACTAAAGTTAAACTAAACTTTCCTCCTTTTCAGCACTTTAAGTACAATGAAGAAGATGAAATTATTTGTGTAGGTAAAAGTCATTGGCAAGGCGGTATGGAAAACGGAAGTTTTAGTTTAGGACACGGTAAAGCAACAGACAAACTTGCTCTAATGTGGCTTAAACTTGTAGATCGTTATGCAACTCGTGGTAACGTTCGTGGTTACACATACAATGACGAAATGAAAGGGCAAGCAATCCTTCAACTTGCACAAATTGGTCTACAGTTTGACGAATCTAAATCAGATAATCCATTTGCTTACTACACTGCGGCTGTAACTAACAGTTTTGTTCGTGTAATTAATATCGAAAAACGTAATCAAAACATTCGTGACGACATTCTAGAAATGAATGACATGAATCCTAGTTACACTCGTCAAAACGAAGGCGAGTGGGAAGCAAGTGTTAAACGCAACGAAGAAGCAAGTCACTCTTCATTTACTGATTTCTCTCCATCTTCTGAAGATTAATGGTTGACAGGTGTGTAAATATCACGTATACTTAAACACAGTATATATGTATGGAGAATACACACCTTGTTTAACAAAGCAGCAGTCTTTACCGATATACATTTCGGACTAAAAGGCAACAGTAAGATTCACAACGACGATTGTGAAGAATTCATTGATTGGTACATTGCTACTGCAAAAGAGCACGGTTGCGAAACTGGTATCTTTTGCGGTGACTGGCACCATAACCGCAATAGCTTAAACTTGTCCACTATGGATGCAACTATTCGCAGTCTAGAAAAACTAGGCAAAGCGTTTGACAAGTTCTACATGTTTGTTGGCAATCACGACTTGTATTACAAAGATAAACGTGATGTTGCATCTACTATGTTCGGAAAGCACATTCCAGGCATTACATTTGTTGACGAAATTTACGAAGAAGAAGATGTAACGCTTGTTCCTTGGCTTGTAGGCGACGAATGGAAAAAGATTCAAAAGTCTAAAGCAAAATATATGTTTGGACACTTTGAGCTTCCTAGCTTTTATATGAATGCAATGGTACAAATGCCCGATCATGGCGAACTTAGAGCAGAACACTTCAAGAATCAGAAGTACGTGTTTAGCGGGCACTTCCATAAAAGACAAAAGCAAGGACATATTCATTACATTGGTAATGCGTTTCCTCACAACTACGCTGATACATGGGACGACGAACGCGGTATGATGATACTCGATCGTGCAAACGACGGTGAACCAGAGTACATCAACTGGCCTAACTGTCCAAAGTATCGTACAATTAAACTTAGCAAACTGATCGATGATCAAGATAGCATAATCAAAAGTAAAATGTACTTGCGAGTAGAGCTTGACTTGCCGATTAGTTATGAAGAAGCACAGTTTATTAAAGAAACGTTTATTAATCAATACGAATGTCGAGAGATTACACTAATTCCGCAGAAGCAGATGGAAGAAATTACCACCGACTTGGACATTAGTGCGTTTGTTAGCGTCGATCAAATTGTATCTAACGAAATTACACAGTTAGACACAGACAGCTTCGATAAAAAATTACTACTAGATATCTATAATGGCTTAGAATGATAAAAGTAAAAGACCTCACAGTAAAAAACTTCATGAGCGTGGGCAACCAGACCCAGGCTGTAAACTTTAACAAAGAAAAGTTAACTCTTGTGCTAGGTGAAAACTTAGATCAAGGCGGTGATGACAGCGGATCACGTAATGGTACTGGTAAAACTACTATTATCAACGCACTGTCATATGCATTGTATGGTACTGCACTTACAAACATTAAGAAAAACAACCTAATTAACAAAACTAACTCAAAAGGTATGTTAGTTACGTTGCATTTCGAAAAAGATGGCATGGACTATCGTATTGAGCGTGGTCGTAGCCCCAATGTTCTAAAGTTTTACATCAATGATCACGAGCAAGAACTAACAGACGAGTCGCAAGGTGACAGTCGTAAGACACAAGAGACCATTGATGACTTGTTAGGTATGAGTCACGACATGTTCAAACACATTGTTGCACTTAATACCTACACAGAACCGTTCTTGAGTATGCGAGCAAACGATCAACGTGCTATTATTGAGCAGTTGTTGGGTATTACTATCCTAACAGAAAAGGCCGATGCACTAAAAGAACAAACAAAACAAACTAAAGATGCAATTACTCAAGAAACACTAAAGATCGAAGCAATACAAACTGCTAACAGTAAAATCGAAAGCACAATTGAAAATCTAAAGAAGAATCAACGTGCTTGGCAGGCAAAAAAGCGTTCAGATTGCGAAAAATTGCAAGCAAGTATTGCTGAATTAGAGCAGTTAGACATCGAAAACGAGCTCGATTTGCATGAAAAATTGGCAAATTGGACTGAGATGAACAATGCAATTACTGCACTAAACAAAGAAAAAGGCACACTTGAGAGTGCTCTACTGCGGGCTACTAAGAGTGTTGAGAAGGCTGAAAAGGACATTGCAGAACTAGATGACGCTACTTGTTACACTTGTGGTCAAGCACTTCATGACGATAAGAAAGAAGAACTCGAAGCACGAAAAGCAAAAGAACTCGAAGATGCACTAGCATATCAGACAGAAGTTGCAGATAAACTGCAAGAAGTTATTACAGGACTAGAAGAAATCGGTGACATCAACGGTCGTCCTAGTACTTTCTACGAAACTGCAAAAGATGCATACGATCACAGAAGCAATGTCGACAGTCTAAAGCAAGCACTGTCAAGTAAAGAAGCAGAACAAGACCCTTACCAAGCACAAATCGACGAATTAAACGAAACTGCTATTCAAGAAATTGATTGGGGTGCTGTAAACGACCTTACGAGCTTTAAAGAACATCAAGAGTTCTTGTTGAAACTGCTTACAAACAAAGATAGTTTCATTCGTAAGAAGATTATTGATCAAAACTTAGCGTACTTGAACAATAGACTTACATATTACCTCAACAAACTAGGTCTTCCGCACCAAGTAGAGTTCCAAAACGATCTAAGTGTTATGATTACACAACTAGGTCAGGATTTAGACTTTGATAACTTGTCACGAGGCGAGCGCAACAGACTTATCCTAGGTATGAGCTTTGCATTCCGTGACGTTTGGGAAAGTTTGTATCAGAATATTAACTTGTTGTTTATTGACGAGCTTGTAGATTCAGGTATGGACACTGCTGGTGTTGAGAATGCACTAGGTGTTCTCAAGAAAATGGGACGTGAGCGTGATAAGAACATCTTCCTTATTTCACACAAAGACGAAATTGCAGGACGAGTTAACCACGTTATGAAAGTAATTAAAGAAAATGGGTTCACATCATATGAAAATGATGTTGACATTGTAGTCTAAGGATGCTATAATGGATAATGATACACACGATCAGTTAGTACAGGCATATTTAGAATATTTTAAGGCAAATGAGAAGTGGGAACAAAAGAGAACGTATCGCACATACTATGCTGCACAACAATGGCTTAGAGAGATACGTAGAATTGTAAACGTAAGGCTTGTTGAAAACAAAGAATACTTTTATACCAACGTTAATACCAAATATAACAAAGGCAGAGGCAAGTCGTAATAAGTAAGTTCATGCTATGGACTTATGAAGGTAAACAAATTGATACTATTCCGGACGAATACGAAGGATTTGTTTACCTTATCACCAACCTTATTACTGGGCAAAAGTATATAGGCAAAAAACTAGCTAAATTTAAAGTCACAAAACCTCCCCTTAAAGGCAAGAAAAACAAAAGACGCAGTACAAAAGAAAGTGATTGGAAGGACTATTGGGGTTCATCAGATCGCTTAAACGCAGACGTAGCAGAACTAGGCCCAGAAAACTTCACAAGAGAAATACTTTACCTGTGTAAAAGCAGGGCAGAAATGTCATACATAGAGGCAAGAGAGCAATTTGATCGTAGAGTTTTAGAAACTGACGATTACTACAACGGAATTATTAATGTACGTGTAGGCGGCTCACAAAAACTTCGACAGGCACTTTTAGAACACTCTAAAGGCAAATAATCATCAGCACATAAGGTTAGCGGGCCAGATTGTAATACCGCTGTGGAAAAACCGGCGACAACGTAACCGGACACGTACATACTGAGCGAAATCCCACTGGACGTAGATTGGTATAGAGTGATTGCTGACATTCGAAGAACTGCACTATTACACATAAAAACTCCTTAGCACTAGGAACGAGGCGGGAGGTATAATGTAACATATATTGCACATTAGACGCTTTATGCGCCTTTAATGTAACATATATTGCACATTAGATGTCGACGTAGGTTGGGAAAGGTCAGAGCCCATTGTGTAGCAGTATAACAAACACCTACTTCCATAATGTCTTGGCTGGACTGTAACTCACATGAAGCGAGAAATTTTTTTAGATGGAACCGTAACAGGTTCCGTCTGACCAAACACAATCTACATGAAACTAAAACATTATGACATACGTCATAATGCAGTTAATAACTAATATCAACTAAACGAAGTGCATAGTTTGAGCGATAGCGAAAACTTAAATGAGCGTTAGCTCATTTCTACATGAGTTTGTGATAGTATTTCTTAATAAATACACTATAATTATAGGAATTAGTTTAATGCGTATTGACGAATTTACAGCTACGGATGATCTTGATGAAGCACCTGTAGGTATGATGAAACGAGCTGCACAAGGAATTGGTAGTAGGGTATTGAATAAGATACCTGGTGCTAAAAATAAAGCAGCTAATTTGGCAGGTAAAGCAGATCTAAGTGATACTGCAAATAATTTGTACAAGGAATTTAATAAGTTTCTTGGAACTCAAGGCAAGAACATCAATCAAGCATCTGGTGAAGAACTTGATGCATTTCTTAAATCAAAGAAAGCAGTTGTTCCTGGTATTCCAAGTGGTGTGTTAACTAAACCTCAAATCAATGACGTATTAATGAAAGCAGCCAAAGACGCTATGGCCAAGCAACAGGGTGCAGACATTCAACAACCTGGTGGTGGTCAAGCAGCTCAAAATGATGCTAATGGTGACGGAAAAGATGATGCTACAGGAGAACCTGTACAGTCAGAACCAGCAGCAGGTGGTAAAATAGAATTTACACCTAATCAGCCTGTTATGTTTACAAACAAAAGAGGCCAAACTGTACAAGCAACAGTAGTTGGTAAAAGCGAAGACGGTGACGAAAGTAAAGTAAGTGTTAAAGGTGCCAAAGGTCAAACGTTTAATGTGTCAAGAGATAAACTGTTAGATCCTGCTACTAAGAAACCATTTAAGCCTGGAGCAGCACCGGCAGCTAAACCTGCTGCACCAAAAATTCCTAAAAACATTCAAACACAACTTGACGCATTAACTCCTGAACAAAAACAAGAACTGGTGGCCCTACTATGAAATTAAACGAAGTTGGAATTAAACAATACAAGTCTGCAAGCATACTTAATGAAAGCTGGCAGTCGCTAACAGAAGCACAACAAATATATGTTGGCAAATGGGAAACAAATGTATGGCCTTTAATGGAGCAGTTTAACAAGCTATTAGAAGCTGAACTTACTCCTGATCAAATACAACAGATATTCCAAAACGCTGAAAAAGTTTCTATTGAAGGTGGTAAGAATCTAACTGCACTAGGTAAAGCAGGTAAAGTTAGTGCCGAAGTGACTGGAAAGATAAAAGCAGAAATTGAAAAACTAGCCAAGCAAGCACAGGCTAGCGGTCCTGTTAAGAACATGGATCAGCAGTTTGATAAACTGCGTATGCAATTGTCAAAGAGTCTTAAAGGCAGTCCTGCAGGTAGAAAAGTACTAGCAGGTGTTGACAAATGGAAAACATTTGCTGACGAAAACCCGGCTAAGAGTGCATTTGTTATTGGTGCAATGACATCATTACTTGCATTTGCAAGCGGCGGAGTTATGAGCGGTGCAGCAATTGGTTTCTTCTTAAAACTTGCTAACAACACAATCAAAGGCGATAAACTTTCAACTGCAATTGGTAAAGGTGCAAAAGGTGCAGCAATTGGGGCGCTAGCAGGTGGACTATCAGATGTTATCGGCGATCTTGTTCCACCAGAAGTTGAAGATGTTATTCTTGCTAGTGACGGACA